CAAGCTTTTAATACCAATGAACTCGCATCGGCAGTTTACAAAGTATATGATGATGAAAACCACTATAGATGCACAGGCACTCTTGTGAGTGGACGCATGTACGTTGTAGCTCATGTATTGAGCGAGGATACAACAAAAACCTACACAGCTCGCAACCATATGCACAGCATTAAACTTAGTGCTAGGGATGCATATGTTGTCAATGCGGAAGTGGTGGCTTTTAAAGTAAATGGCGTTGCTAGTGTTTTCTCGAACAAGCGTTTTAGGAAGTTAGAGGATTCTGGGATTGTCACAATTTTTGGTTTTGGAAACGGAGAAAATACAACACCGGACTCAATTGTGGGATTTGCATCAACGTTAGGATGGTGTAATGCCCGCACGAGGTGTGGTGATTGTACGGCACCAGTTTTAGATTCTGATGGCTACATTGTTGGTTTCTGGACACACGGCAACGGGATTAGTTTCGGAAGATTTGAGCCTGTTACGGATGAATTTTTGGAAACTGTTAAAGAGTGTGCTAATCTAACACACGTGGGACTGGATTTTCGGTTCCGCCCCCTCTCCCCCTTACTTTAGTGGAGAAGCCGTTCTTTGAACGGTATCCTTCTAAATTTAAGGAGAAGGATGGGGCGTCAGTGTTTAGAGAAGTCATGTATCCCTCAGAATTACATGAGAAACACTTGGATGAAAGCTACTTCCCACTTGTTATGCAAGTAAGTACCTTTCCACGATATAAAAACAAGCGTGGTATCGACCCCTTTGTTAAGATGTATCTGGACGACGCAGGAACACCAGTTGATAAGAACTGGGGGCTTCCTGTACCTAATCCAGAGGCAGCATTTATTTCATTAGCGAAATATGCAAAGGATATGTTACCAATGGATGAAAAACAAGTCATCGCCATGAACAAAGCATGGAACTGGACCGAACGTCATTTTGGTCCCTACATGTGTGATGCACGGGTTAAAACCCTCGAAGAAGTGAAAGAAACTATTGATATGTCAACCTCTTCAGGTTTTCCATTTAATATTCATTATCCTAAGAAGGCTGATTTGTGGGAGAATTACCCAGAAATTGACAGCTGGTTGGAACAAGACTGGAACACTTTAGCAAATGATCCAAATTGGACCACAGTTTGGAAAAGCTCTCTTAAGGAGGAATTGAGAACCAAAGAGAAGATTGAACGCAATTCAATACGAACATTTACAGCCTCGGCGGTTGATGCAACGGTGCACGGGAATCGTCTTTTCAGTGACATGAATGAAAAGATGAACGAAGCTTATCTTAAAACAGCTTCGTGTGTTGGCATGAGTCCATTTGGAGGAAATTGGGACAGATTATATAAGAAGCTTAATGTCTTCAGCAAAGGCTTCGCCTTGGATGAGAAAGAGTATGACTCATCCTTGCGAGCGTATTTGATGTGG